AGCAATTGGCTCACCATCAAAAGCTTCGGCATCAGTGCCGTTATATTGCATTTTACCACCACCGTACATTTGCATTAAAGTTTTCTTATCTTTTTTCTGCATATCATGTACCATAGCAGCGATTAGTCCTGCTTTTGTCTTTGGCATTGGATCTTTCTTAGTATTATCTTTTGCAGTTCCGCCGGCCATACTTCTTGCGCCTGCAGTACCTGTTGCGTCAGCTGCTTTATCAGTAGCAGCAATTGACTGAGCTTCAGCATTCTTAGGATCGTGTTTCATTCCACCGTGCGATGTTTCAGAGATTTCCTCTTCACTCTCTTGGAGATCCACATCCTGATTTTCGATTTTATCAGTCATTTTTGACTCCTTATTTTGATTTCAGTAACGAGAGGAAATTCTTGAACTCACGAACCTCTGTCTCATAGAGATTAGCCCGTGGAGCCTTCTTTATTTCAGTCTCCATTTTTTCAACTGTCTGAGCTTCTATAATTCCGTTATTCCAAACCCATTCAACACCCTCCATTATTCCATTAACAAAAGCGCCGGGTGCGGATGGATCTTGCACGATATCTACCGCGTTAAGAATATAATCGTCATTTACGACCATTGCGTTATTACGCTGGCTCAAACTTCCCATACCACGAGTCGATACACCGAATGTGACTCCGCCGTCGAGTAAACCTTTTACAATTTGACCCATCGGGGTTTCCAATATCGATGCTTCACCCACAATATCATTACCTTGAAATTCAAGTTTATTGATTTTGTGAGAAACCTTATCTAAATTAACGGTCGGTCCTTCAGGGTGATTTAACTCACCGACTGCTCTACCTTTTTGTACTTGCTCTGTATCATACTTACCTACAGCCTTTTCCATGATAGGCATTGGATATATACGACCGTTTCGATTCTTTTTTTCTGCTTGTGCAAAGATTCCTTGAATCTTATAATTTTTTTCGCCAGTTTTTTTATCTTCAGTAATTAAAAATTCAATATCATTTTCTGTAAATTCTGATATTAACTTCATATTAACCTCTTGGATACGCTATTTTTGTAAAATGCGTGGTTGTAGTACCTGCATGAATCTCATCTTCTTTTTCTTTTTGAATTACGATGGCTTGATTTTCATGCATTTGAAATGTTCCACCAGTAGTTACGTTTGTAATTAAATCATCTGCAGTTGCACAAATATAAACGTTTTGTGCTTTGCCTACGGTTGTTTTATTACTACTACCGTTTGCCGTAACTTTGGCTGCTAATGCTCTTATTTCCATTATCTCATCCTTTTATATTGTTTCATAAACTCACTGGCAGCTTTTTCAGCTTCTCTTTGAGATTTATACACATCAAGTCTGTCGCCATCTATATAAGCAACAAACCCGTTTCTTTCTTTATGTATCATAACCTTAACACCCTTAATCTTTTTATCAAAGACTATTTTACCTTCAGGACGTCTACCAGTTAACTCTCTCAGTTCTAAAAAAGTTTTCATTATTACCTTTATTTATACTTTTTTTGATTTAGACAGCTGCGCCTTCAACCTCATCGTCTCCGTCATCCTCATCGACGATTTCTTCTTCTCCATCATCAAGTTCTTCTTCATTGGATTCCTCATCTGCGTCAGCATCGTTATCTTCTGTCTCGTCTTCGATAGTCTCATCTTCAGCATCTCCAATGTCTTCAGCTGATTCTGTGTCATCTCCATCTATTTCATCCTCTATCTCTTCATCTTCAGGATCGCCATTATAAATTTGACCTGCTAATTTTACTTTAGCTTGGTCTAAAACATCAGTTAGTTTAACTGTCATGACGTCATTAAATATTTCATTTGCTTTATTGTAATCTTTATCAAGAGAACTCTTAACTAAATCTGCTAATGGATTCTCTTCTTCTTTAGTTACATCTTGTACTTCACTCATTACACTACTCCTTGGTCATCATCTGGTTGTTGTTGTGCACCAGCAATTTCTTTATTCATATTATCTATAGTCTCATCATCAAACAACAATACGTTCTTTTGTACCCATTCTTTTGAAAAGTACTCACCTACGTAATTTGTAATTTGATCTAATGATTGAATTCTTTCTCTTAATAATTCTGCTTCTTTAAGTTCTGCAAAATGATTGTCTCTCAAAAAATCTATTGTTACTTTATTTTTCCATGAGTTCCAATCATCTTCAGTTATAACATTTTTTAATATTAACTGTTTCTTAAGAATATCATAAAATAAATTTGCAAACCTATTTCTTAATCTATCAATAAACTTTTGAAACTTTAATTCGTCTCTGCTTATTTCAGTAGCTCTACCTAAAGAAAACTGTTGTTCTTGTTCTAAACGATTCATAGGAACGTTTAAAGATCTATACAATCTTTTTTGAAAATATATTATGTCTTCAATCTGTCCTAAGTTTTCTCCACCTGGTAAAGTACTAATCTCGGTACCCCTACCACCTTCTCTACGTGGTAACCAAAAATCTTCCAACATAGACATGTGTTTTCTATCATCTCTTATCTCACCAGTCTTGGCGTCATAAACTAACTTGTTTCTATACTTAGCCATAATATCTTTCATATATTGTTCGGCTTTACCACGTGGTAAGTTACCAACGTCTATATAAAACATTCTACGTTCTGGTGCTCTTGCTAGTCTGTAAATAACAAGAGAATCTTCCATCATTCTAAGTTGAGTTATTGGTTTCAATGCTTTATGAAGATATGATATAACTTTTTTTCTATGTTCATCTAGTAAACCTGACGTACAATAACTTACTGAGTCCAAAGTTAACTTAACGCCAGATGCTTGTGATCCTGGTTTTTCTTGATAGATATAAAATTCATTTACTCTATCTACTAAAGTCGCTCCACTTATTGGATCTTTTTTCTTTTTAACTTGTTTTACTTTTCTTATCTTTACTGTATCAATATATCTTATTTCTTGAATACCAGCTGTTGGATTATTTTCATCTACTATTAAATGATGATATATTCTTCCATCAATGTACCATCTTCTAAATATGTCATGCCCTAGTTCTTTAAAGTTTAACATGTTAAAAATGTTTTCAAACTCTTCAAACATTGTTTTCTTAACACTTGCACTTACAGGTACGTTATCAATATTTAAAGCTATTGATGGTTTATTTTCTGCTGCAGTTATTGCTTCATTAACAATGTCTTCAATTGCTGCATCAGCTTCAGGCTGATAAGCTGAACCTCTATATTTAAGTATCAGTTGTGCTTGGTCTTTTGAATCATCACCTTCCATATTAATATAGTGACCATAGTGTGAACCTGCAGAGGTTGCTGTAACGTAACCTGCACCGTCATCATCTCGTGGTGGTACAATAGACTTGATAGCCTTATTATCCTTAGCACGAGTTATTTCAAAACCAAATAATTTAAAACCTTCTGCCATATTAATTCCTTTTTATTAGGAGGACCTTAGCCCTCCTAATATTTATAGTTAAGATGTAGTGTCAGTCTCGTAGTACTGATAAGCGAAAGTAATAGTGAATCTTTCGATCTCATCGTTAGTAGCGTAACTTAAATCAATAGCTGACATGTCTTGAGGATATGATCCTCTGAATGTATACTTCTTGATTGTTTCGCCTGATCTATCGAGTTGTTCAACTAACAGGTCTGCTTCATATGCAACTGGAGTCGTAAGACCGGTATTTGCACTGTGTGCATTCATACCATTCATCCATCTCTCCATTGAGTTTCTGATAGCAAAGTCTGTATCGTTTATTATTGTTACTGTCCATACATCGAACGTTCTGTCTCCAGCCATTTTTAATTGTCGACCTCTAAATGGTACAACAATCTGACCTAACGTTGAACCTGGTAACTGAGCCGTTTCACAAAGAAAGGATGTCAGTTCTGGATCACCGTTAGCATAACCTGGAAAGTTAATTGTAGCCTTGAAGAGGTTAGGACGAGCCCCGCCGCCTCTTAGCTTCGATTTAAAATCATCAACGCCTAATACTGCCATTTATACCTCCTTAAACTGTACCAACGACTTCTTCAAAGTCTACGCCAGTTCTAACAGCCACAAAATTGAGTGTGACGAAGTTGATTGATCTCGCAGGTTTGATAAAGATACTTGCTACAAACTCGTTTCTATCAATCACTGCAGGTGTATTATTAGTTTCATCTGCAACGACTCTAAAGTCTGTAATACCTCTTCGACCTTTGACTTCTCTTAATACTGGTTCGACGATGTTTACAAATTCTGCTCTTGTAAATTCATCATTGAACTCAAACAATACTTGCTCTGCAGCTCTTGCAATAGCTCTTTCAAGTACTAAGAATAATCTTCGTACATTGATTCTATCGAATGCTGAAGGTCTTGCAAGCTTTGTCTTATCACCAAACAAAATAACACCTGCACCTGGTATATTAGCAATTGGATTTACTCCTGCTTTATACAAAGTGTCTCTTTGTGGTTTTGTTGGTGAGAACAATAATGATGTTATACCAAAATATTGACCTCTTCTAGAACCTGCCGGTGAGAACCATGGTGCTCTGTTTATATCAGTTGCAGCCATGATACCTGCAGTAGATGATGCTGCCGGTAAGTTAATAAACTGATCATTAAACTTATCGAATACTTTTAAAAAGTTACCGTCCATAACTAAGTAAGACGACTTAGTAAAAGTATCAGCTGTAGCTACAATATTAGTTACTATTGTAGATGCACTAGTTTGATTAACAATATCGTTTCTTGCTGGTGAAGCTACAACTATACAGTCTTTTCTTAAAGAAGCTGCAGTTGCTACTAAATCATTTACGACTGTAGTTTGATCAGATCTACTTACCATTGATGGTGAAATTAAGAAATCAATTTCAACAGCATCTTTATCTTCAAATAGATCGAAACCTGACAAAATATTTGCAGTTGATAAACTTGCAACATCAACCCCACCGGCAAAGTTATAATCAATGTCGGTAGTTGTAGTTCCAGTTGTTTTAATGAAGTTATCACCACTATCGATATTTGTTCCAGCTCCTGCTCCTTTAAAATCTGAATCAAAGTCAATTAACCATGCATACTTTGATGTTTCGTTAATTACGTCTTTGACGAAGATATTTGAACCTGCAGTAGTTTTAGCGTTCTTACCAAGTGACAAGAAAGCATATCTTTCTAGTAAGGTACCTTGTGTTCCTGTAAACTTACCTTGTTTGTCTATTATTGCAACGTGTACTTCATCATTCGTTGCGTTATTCTTTGTTGCAAAATCTGATGTGCCTGGTGCAGCATCAAATTCATTTTTATATGCCCAACCATTAAATGCAGCGTCTGCTGCTGTTGCCGGACATATTGATACTTGTAAACTATTTCCTAATGCTCCAGGATACTTTGCTACAAAAGTGTGTGAATCTGAGTCTAATGCTGATAATTGAGCATCAAAGTCTGCTGAATTCTTTACAACTTCTGTTGGCAAATTACCTGCACTATCAGCTGCAGTTTGACCTGTAGTTGAACGTGCATTTTTAGCGGTACTATCAATCACTCTTACAAGTTCTAATGCGTTTGAGTATCTTAAAAAGAAAGAAGCTCTATGAAAAGATATAGCTGTTGCAGAATCTGGTGATGCAAACTTATCTACTAAGTCTGCTTCATCGCTTACTCTTACTCTTTCTTCTACAGTACCCCATCTTGAATTAATGATTGTTGCGCCTGTAGTTGACTGGACATTAGGCACACCTCCAGTTAAGTCAATTTCTCTGACGACAACCGCTGGTGATTCGGATGGATTTGAGAGTGCCATTTTTTTATTCCTCTAATTATAAGTTGTCATTATACGAATATTCAATCTTACCACTATTTATACTTTTACAGGTTTTTATCATGCTCAATAGCCCATGGGTGTTCTTCTGTAACTTCAAGCTTTCTTATCTGTTCTTCACCATCATCTATAAATCCAAATGGTACAATGTCTTCTTCTATTTCTTTTAATTTTTGATTAAAAATCATTTCTTTAATGTTTATATCAGTTAAATTATTAAAGTAAGCAGTTGATACAAAATAACCAAACATTACAAGATTCATTACTAAATCATCATGGTTACCCGTAGAAGCTTGATACGTTTGACCTTTTGCTTCAAATGTAGATATCTCTAATATAGTTTGTTCATCTACTATTTTAAGTTTATTATTTTCAAGTAAGTCTTTTAAAGCAGAACAACCAAGTCTCTTTGACTTTCTATTTATATCTACGCCAACAGCATTTGCTTTAATCGCAGACTCTACATGAACGTTCTCATATTCTAAGTCATAATATAAACCATTGCATACTACAGTACCTTGGTCATTTGATTCAACTATACAATAAGCCTTGTTGTAGACATTAGCATACTTATATATAATATTAGGGAAGAGTAATGGAGAGATAGTATTATTGCGATACACAACTACCTGCTCAAAAGGACGTACGTTAATATCGATTAAAGAAAATGTAGAATAGTCCTGTCCTCTTCCCTTTGAAACATCAGCAACTAATATATAATCATGATTTTTTACAGGCTCTTTATATACCAATAAGTCACCACCTTCTCTCATCTTAATTGGTGGTTTTGCTCTTAAATCTAAAAGTGTCTGTGCGTTTACTAATGTGTTACCTGTGCCAAAAAAAGTATTTCCAAACTCTTGATCAAACTGTATCTGTGATGTGTTGTTTATTGTTTCTTCTTTCCATTTTTCATCTCTACCTGGTACATCGTTCCAATCAACTCTAAAATGACTATACTCATTTACACCTTGTATGGCACCTTCCCATATCTTATGAAACGTATTTCCTATACCATTTGCAGTCGAAGTAACTATAATCTTAGTATCAGTACCTGAAGATATTACAGGATATGTTGATGTATAAAACTCAGCGGCTCTTTCCACAAAAGCAAACTCATCAAGATATAATAAGTTAACTGATAGTCCTCTTATTGATTGACCGGTTGTAGCTGCAGCGATAATTCTACTATTATTACTAAAGTCTATATTAGATTTGTTTAGTGCCTTAACACCTGGTTGTAGAAAGAAAGGAATATTTTCTAACATTATTGTTATTCTTGCTAACATCTCTCTAGCAGTTGCACCTTTGTTTGCTAACACTGCAACTGTTTTTTCTGGTGAAAATATTGCTGACCAAAGCAAGTAACCACAAGCCGAAACTGATTTACCAGATTGTCTACACGCAAGTACAACGTTAAATCTATTCTCTTGAAACTTTTTAAACATTTGTTTCTGATATGGATATAATTTAAATTGTACTAATCCAGCGTCTAGAGAAATAATCTTTGCATATGTCTCAATAAAATATATAGGATCTTTCATACATAAAGCATACTCCTTCACTTGTTCTTCAGTGAAGTTAGTAACAATTCCGTCTTTCTTTATGTTTGGATTGCCGAGATAGTTCTCATTCTGGTTTTGGCGTGACATCAATAATATCTTTTTTCAAAAGTTTTTGAAGTTCTGTAGTTGAACCTACAAAAAGATTATTTGTTGTATTTGCTATTTTTTGTATCTCATCTTTTTTGTCTAAGTCTTTTTTCTTTTTGTTTAAGTCCATTAGTCTATCATTAACATCAGATATATTTTTAATCATACCTGATAAAACTTCAAACGCTCTAGGGTGCTCACTCTCCCTAGCAACTTCAATCATAAGTTCTAAACTCTCTTTTCCTTTTTCAACTAACTCATAATAAGTGTCACGTGAATACTTATAGTCGTTATCTACATTTTTTTCTTCAGGCGGAAGAAACTTTTCAATATCTTTATTACTCATAACTCTACTAATTCACGATTCTTAATGTGTTCTTCTTGAATCTCTTTTTTTGATTGGCCATGATATCTAACAGCATGGTGTCGTTCAATCATCTTTTCGTTTATATTTGTATCAAAGGTCCAAAGTTCACCAAGTATTCTACCAAACTTGCCTTTTGCATCTTTGTGTGTTTTTATCCTTAGTTCACCGGCGCCAGTCCATTTTTGTAAAAATTCTTTAGCTGCTAATCCATATTTTTTTTCTTCTAAATCGCGTGTCCTTGATTCAGGTGTATCGATTCCATACATTCTAATTCTTTGTTTTCTTAACCAAACGCCAAAACCTAAATCAATATCAATATCAACTGTATCGCCGTCTATTACTCTTACTAATTTGCATTTATATTCAAACATTAGCTCACACTATCTAAAATATTAGTTGTAAATCCGAATGTACTATCATCAGAACCAAATACATTTGTAGGATTCGGAGTAACTACTATTGTTTCGAGACCAATATCAGAATCATTAAGACCTGCCTTGATATCAAAAAATTTAGTTCTTGTATCTCTAATGATAGCATTATCAGCTATTGAACCATGATAACTTAACTTCATCTCAAAGTCCATACTGTATATTATTGTTCTTCGTTGTTCCATCGCTCCTTCAAAATCGTCAGAGAAAGATACGCCATTTATAATTACTTGTATGTCTTCTTTAAAATTTGGAAACTCAGTTTGGAAAGGCTTTATAGTTAAAGCATACTGTGGATTAAAAGTTGGTAGTATTTGTTCAACAACTTGTAAAGCATCATCTTGTGACTTTGCATATGCGTTTAATTGAAAATTAATATTGTAGGGAACAGGATTGAAAAATTTCTGTCTCTTTGTAATAGAACCATC